GTCATCCATAGTTGGATTATATTCTATAGGATTACCTATATCCGTATCCATATATGTATTAAAAGTCTATTTTTTTAAGCCTCACTTTCCTCATCACTTTCCTCATCATCATCTACGACAAAGCCGGCTAAATTACCGTTATCATCCGCATCTTCATCTTCATCGGAACTAAAATCTTCATCTTCTGTTTCACATATATCTGTATCGTTTTCATCGTAGTCTGAATCATACTCTCCATCCGAAAAATCATCTACGGGTCGCTCCGTGGGCTCTAACCGGGTGGGTTTTTTAGAAATGCGTCCTGAACGAGTTACGCGGGTTGTCATTCGTAATTATACATTGTACAATCCCTTTTAAATATATTTAGGCCTAAAAACGATATTACGATTGCTCGCTTCTTCAACGAGTAATCGTTCTGTTTCCTTTAGTATTTTGTCGCCTAAACTTGCCATTTCATCCTGTGTGTCTGGATCTATATCTATGAAGTACAACGCCATTTCGTTAAGATCTTTTACAGCGAGTTCTGTGTATTCTCGAGCTTCGAACACATGTTCCATGTTATCTTTAGCCATGTTCATGTTGGTCAAAAATGCACCGTACAGATCTGGGTGTATACCAGAATATTTATGCGTTTCTTTTATTAAACTTTCTAGATACACTGGACTACTTTTAACTTTTGTTATGTTGGTAACAATTATAAAAAACAATATTACGAATAACAAGAATATCATGTTATAACGCTCTTACTATTTTATCGAGAAGATTATGTGAGCGAGTTTTACAATCACATAATTGTTCCATAACAGAATTTTGTTTTATCCTGAATTGTAATTTTTGTTTTTTACACCCCGGACAAGATACGTTTGTATTTATGATATGCATTTTTTTACTTTTTTTATTTATGGAAATAACTTTGATTTCTTCTTCCTTGATTATATATTTTTTAATAAAATTAGATAACATATCGACGAGAGATTCCCCATTCGATTCATCAGATTTAGGTATAGGTTGACAAAATGTAAGAGCTTTATACCCATTGGGATACAAAGTTTTATAAATTTTATCCGGAAGTGCGTGTCTTCTACCACCAAAATTTTTACAATATCCATACTTTCTACCTTTCATGGTTTCGCATGTACAAAAACATTTTTGATAAATCATATCACCTTCTATTAAGAACCATACATGATTGGAAGCATGGGAACGTCCTAAATTTTCACAATATTTAGATGTCGACGATACGAGATATGTTTTTTCACGCTTATATATTTTAACAATTTCTGATTTATCTTGACCATCCATGTTTTTACGAATAAAAGAATTTATATGATCTGTGGTTTCGTAATCCGTAAAAACATCTTTCGTATCTTTAATATCGAAAGATCCTTCTTCCCGTATAGAACCCTCCACGACCACGTGATTTTTATTTTGTGTGCGCAATGTAGCCATATGTAAAAGTTCTATACACGGATCTTGATCAAAAATATATTCCAACTTTTTAGATTCTTGTACGTATAACATGACAGGTTTATATTCTCCTTGTGTGACTTTACCTTTATCACACCCTTCACACCCTCGACCCTCGCACGCTTCATGTTTCGCTTTTTTATGAGACCAAGGCATACGAAACCCACTTCCTTTCGTATTTCTTTTCCCATTTCCATACACCGCGGTATCCACTATATCTTTCCACATTCTTCCCGGGAAAAGAATATCTAAAGTCGATACTATATGCGAGTGTAATGCCGTAGCAGAACCACTATCGACTACAAATTTGGGCCAGTTAATATGGATACCATGTTTAATTTGCTTCCCAACTTCCTTTGGTTCGGCTATAGAAATTAACGCATTTTTACCCCCAAAAAATGCGACACGATCACAAATAGCCCTAGAAACTTCTTTTAAATGTTCAAATGTTAAATGTTCATCACTTTTATAGTCTAAATCTACGAAAAAATTATACGTATCCGTCTTTTGTTCGACGACGTATATCTTTTCACCACTTTGTACAGCTTTGATGTACATCTCATAAAATTCATTCAATTTATCAAACGGGACGGATAGTATTCCACCATCCATGAGCACGTGTGATAGATTGGATCCATTGCAAAATCCTTGTCGTCTACACCACGACTTAAACATACTTACGTTATATTGTACTTAATTTTTTAATCTTCTTCTTCGTGCCAAATCGATCGACGATACGAAACATCTATAAATTCTTCATCTTCAGTTACGAGTTGTTTCTTTAAAACTAAAAGTTCGTATACAGTTTTAGTTTTAATTTCTTCAATATATTTCTCAGCTTTTTCTTCCATATACGATTTATGATCTATGAGTATATCTTTGATTTGCTTGAGAATGTAGTTCTTAGACTTCATTATTTAATAGCAAACGATTTTCTATTGAGAGAAGACACGCACGTATAGAACTCTGGATTACGTACGACATTTTTGACTATCCTATCCCATCTACGTCTCCCATTGAATTCTTGTAAAGTGTCGAAACTCATGAAATCATTTTCATCGTATGTACGTTTCATATTAATCTTTTTTGTATGCATCTTATGCTTTTCTTCGTTAAAACGTCGTATTAATTCTTGTTGATCGGTCCTGGAATAATTTACAAAAAATATGAATACGTTATATTCTAAATCTACAGTTTGACTTTCTTTAACCGTAAATGAATAATGTGTATAATCACACTTTTTTAAAGATACGACTCCTCGTGTTTCTTCTTCTAGTTCCCGTAAAGCTGTACGCAACGGGTTAAATATTTCTCTTCGTCTACACCCTCCGGTGACGAATATCCACTCTTTAAATCTTTTATCTCTCACTGTTAAGAATCTCGCAGTCCCATCATGAAATGACACTGGTATGGCGATGGCTTTATGTTTCTTCATTGCTCATAGCACTCTATAATCCCCTGATAAGTTTATTCGCTCGATTCCTCAACAGGGATTTTCACGGGTTCATCCTTACCGATGGGAGACGGCTTCTCTACGGGAGCCTTGACGAGTTGGATACGGGAGGGGCGCTCCACGATGACGGGACGCTGCTTCTCGTTGACGGTGTTCTTAAACTCCTCCATATCTTGCCTATTCTTTTTGAATTCATTGTAGATGTAGAGGGTCGCAACTAAACATAATACTGCGGCAGCGATAGTTGCGGTTTCACGATCAAAAGCAAACATTATGGTATTTTAAGTATTCTTTTTTTTAAGCACTAACAATCGCGCCCATAGCTACTTTATCGTTCCTGGGGCACTCGTATCCGTGCTGAGCGAATTGAATTTCATTATAGTGTCCGTCTTTACACGGAGCGTTCTGTGTGGGAATATATTGATTAAGAGTTCCAGATTTAGGATCGTAGGTGATCATAAAAACGAAAGCCAATAAAAATAAAAAGACTAACATTTACTATTAATTAGGATTTAATTACTATATAACAAGCCGGCCATACCATTTTCTATGCGTAATATGTTATAGTTAACCGCATATATATCAGTTTCGAAATTGCCAGAATCAGAGAGAAGGCGGGCACTGTCAATACGACTGAAATTTAAGCTGCCCGTGGGCTGGAGCTTGCTGGTATCTAAGCAGAAGGGGTAGAGGAGATGTGTATCGACACTGGAATTCAATGTAGAGAAAGGGGTATGATGATAGAGTGCGGTCGAAGTGTAGTTTACGCTATGCTTAGCATCACCGACATCGGTACCGTTGATCTGAAGCTTAACGTTACCACCAGCCACACCTACACCAGTAGAATCGTAGGTCGCCAAAAACTTAACGGGGTGATTAAANGAAAGTTCCTGGGTGGGACTGCCAGATTTAACCATCTTCTGAGTTTGGGTTATGAGCATGTTCTGGGGTGTATTCGCGAGAGTGGTACGCTCGTCAGTGTCGAGGTAAATGAACTGAGTATGAACTTCATAATCGGAGGCAATCGCATTGGCGCCACCACCAACACCAGTACCCCATGTAATTCGAAGCTCTACGTCATGGTACTGTAAAGCAACTAAAGGAAGGGCAGATTGGGCGTTCTCGCAAAAGCTGAAACGAAGAGGGTAAAATCGCGAGTCATTTCCACCGGCAGCGGCGAGAGACTTAGAATACGTCTGCGCGAGCATGACTGGAGCGATTTCTTGGGAAAATTCAGAGGTTTGAGTATCAATAACCTGGCCTCCCACTAATAAATCAACCTTAGCGATCTGCTTTTCCCAGTTCGCACGGGTAAGTGCAGTACCAGCGACACGGTTAGTTATGTAGACGTAACCGACGAGATCACCCTTGCGCTCGAAACGAACGGTGGACATACCATTCGCGGTGGGGTTGCCCTGGATAACCTGTTTCTCAACAGTTTGGGCGAAGTTTGTATGACGTTTATAGTTAGACCTAAAAAATGATACCTCGGGTTTCCCTACGATATGAGCATCTTGGGCACCAATGGCNACGAGTTGGGCAATTCCACCTGACATTTTATATTATACTGAGTTTTTATTTTTAAGCTCAAAACAATGGGACCTGTGGATGAATAGATTCTGTGAGAAGGAGTGAAAGAATTCCGATCATCGCGAGTCGACCGTTGACGAGCTCGGTCTCGGGCTTCCAAGGTCCCTGGACGTATCCCTCATCCTCCGGGTTAGCGGCGGTGCCGAGGAAAACCAAGGATGCGACGGCGATGGAGAGTCCGATGTTCTCTTGGAATTGCGCGCTGATAGGGTTACCAGTCATGATCTCATCGACCACTGCGGAAGTGAAACCAATCATAGCCGCACGACCGTTAACGCGCTCTGCGACCGCTAGAAAATCGTTAGGACGGTCGATCTTTGTGAAACGACGGAGAGTGTCCCTGGAGCCCTCATTGGTCGCCCGTACTACGGTGCGGGACTTAACCCTGTTCCTGGATTGAATGGGGGTGGTAACGATGGGCCTGAGAGTGGCGATGCAAGACATTTTGTACTTTACGAAAGCGCTTTTTCTT